ACTAATTTACCAACTGCTTGTCCTGCACTTAGTTGTTTAGCAAAGAAATCTGTTACAGCTTTATTCAAATCATCAGTGAATTCATTTACAACCTGCGCACTACCTTTTAGTGTTTCTGCTAATCTTGCTGGGTCTAATTCATCTAAGAAAAGCTCCATATCTTCTAAGAACTTTGGTTTTTCACCTTCACCAAGCAGAGTAAATGTTTTTATTTGTTTTTTAAGTTCTTCAATTTTTGCTTGATTGCCTTCTATATCAATTTCTAATTTAGGTGGTGTTAAGTTCTCAAAACCCATAAACTCACGCACACCATTGATAACCATATAAATGCCATCTGAAAAACTTTGGAAATCTTCTAGTGTTTTATTAATGCTTTCGGAAAAAACATTTTGCAAAGTCAGCATACCAATTTGTGCATTGGTAAAAAAGTTTGGTATATCTTGTAAAAATAACTTACCAAAGAAATTGTATGTTTTTCTTACCAGTTCATCTGATATGGTTAAAAAATAACCAAATGCTGCACCTATAGCAGCAACAGCTAATGTAATTGGATTAGCCACTGCAACAGCGACCATGCTTGCCAAAAATCTAAACATAGCCATTGTTGCCATGCCAATAGCTGGGACTAAAGCACCAGTCAACACAACAGCTATTTGATTCATATTGTTGGCGACAAAAGCTATGGCATTTGCCACTGTATCTTGTACGCCTGTAAACTCATTGAATCTTCTAACAGCTTCAAACAATCTGGTCTGCATTAAAGTAAATGCAGCGTCTATGGTAAATTGCATATTAGAAACTTTTTCAGTGGTCTCTTCAAAACTACCAATTAAGATAGGCATAATCTTTTCTGTGGTAACTTTACCAGCAGCACCCATTTCTCTTAATTGACCAACTGTGACACCAAAACCATCGGCTAATAAATTAGCCAAGACAACGTTGTTCTCAAGCACCGATCTCATCTCATCACCAGACAGACGACCAGAAGATAAACCCTGTGCAAGCTGTCTAGCTGAGTTGGCTGCTTCGTATGCAGTTGTACCAGATAGTTTGAATGTAGCATTAACAGTAGCGGAAGCTGCTGCCAATTCTTCAGATGTTATGCCTAAATGTTGTGTTGCTTGTATCATCCTAGTGAAAACAACACCAGTAGCTTCAAAACTTGATCTTGTTTTTAATGCAACCTGACCAATTAAATCCATTTGTTGTGCTGTTTTAGCACTATCATTGTTAAATGAATTAAGCCTGTTTCTTAAATCGGTAATAGAATCAGCCATATCAACAAGCTGCTTAACTCCGAAAGCACCAGCAAAAGTAAGTGCTGTATTTTTTAATTCAGAATTAAAGCCAGTGATATTCTTACGTATAGAACTAAACGCTTTCCTAGTATTATCGTGACCATGTACATTAATATGTGCTGCTGCTTCTGATCCTCTTAGCATTATAATTTACCTCTTGAATGTTTCATTTGTTGTTCTTGCACTTTACGTTCCTCTTCTATTATATCGAAATATGCACACCACGCTATAAACTCTTCACGTGGTATTGCATCTATTTCTTGGATTGTTTTGTGCAGACGTTCTGCTAGGGCGTATTTGCTACGTAATTCGCTATTATCTTTTATTTTTTTTTAAGTTCATCCAGATCAGGATTTTGCATTAAGGAGGTAGCTATTTTAAGAACAATATCTCTATCAACTTGGTTCTTAAGTTTGTTGATAGTATCTTGTGTCATATCGAAAACTTTTTCACCAGCTTCATCTTCAGCTTTAATGATAATGGCATAGATGACCATTAAAGTTTCATCTAATACACCATTCTTTGTTGCTCTTTTTTGGATTGATGCTGTTTCACCAACAGTCATCTTAGAAGCGTAAAGAGTGGTATCCCACTCTTCAACATGGACTTCGATTCTATCAAGGGATTGATAGTGTTTAATTGCTTTATCTAATACTGACATTAATTAAATTAAGAAGCACTACCTATTGTTAATGCTCCGCTACCTTGCACTGAGAAACTAATTTCAACTAAACCATCGTAAGATTGACTTCTTGATACACTCGTAACGATGCCTGAACCAGATAACTGATAGTCACCTGTAGTTGCACCTTCTGGTAGGAACAAGAAAGACAATTCTGAACCAATAGTCATAGCTGTTTGTGCTGTATCGGTATCATCAAATAAAGCATCGATTGAAGCGGTAAAAGATTTTAAGCTATCTTTATATGTTCTTGAAGTATCACCCATTGATGTATCTTCAATAGTATCTGCTGTTTCTTCTACTGAGAAATTTCTGATTTCACCAATAGCATTTTCTGAGCCTGAAGCTCCTGCTTTTACTACGCCATCTGAACCTTTAAATGTTGCCATAATTATAAACTTCCTTCGTTATGATGATAAACCACTTGAAAGTCCATTACAACTCTTGCTAGTGGGTTATCACCCGTACTCTCATATTCTACTAGAGTTTCATTAAGAAATGTATCTTTTGCTAGATTATTTAACAATCTATTACCATATAGGGCTTCTTCAACCTCTTGGCAGATATCATCAATCTTATCATCGTAGTTGGTATTTTGTTTGACATAACCTTCGACATGAAGGGTAATATTCTTTTCAATGGTTCTAGCTGGATTCATAACGATAGGTTCTGATTCCAAATCTCTAGTGTAAAGCAATAAAGCTGGTAACTTGATCTGTTCTAAGTTGTGTACCCTAGATGCAAAGACATTAGAACCTGTAGTGGTTAAGCCAGTAAGTGTATTGGTGGCTGCTTCTCTAATTAATTCTTCTATTGATTTTGCTGTACCATCTTCCGATGCAAAGGGCAGTTCAGCAAAGGCAGCTAATCCAAATTGCATTTAGTTTCCCTCTGATAGCTCCATGTTATCCACAATACAGTACGCAAGATACCAATTTAACTCCAGCATCTGAATTACCTATTGTGACTTTTCCTATTGTTTTACTTCTAATAATATCATCTGATTGTACTTTAGCAGTACCATCACCATTTGATTCTAATAAGTCACCACCATTACAAGCACCAGTTACTTTAACTGAACCGATACCAACGGAAGCAACGACTGGTTTGTCATTCTCGTCAAACTTAGATAATACACCATAGACACGAGCATCACCCTCTACATCAGAAACTTTAATCTTTGCGTGGTCTGCTCTGGTTTGTCCTGTTTTAGAACCAGTAGTGTAAGTGTCTAATTCATCTATAGTTGAAACAACAGTACCAACTTCAATATCTGTTGATATGCCTGATGATTCATGTGTGCCTGAAAAACCATTATAAGATACTGTAGCACCTGAAACAGAAATTGTACCTTCTTGTGAACCTGCTTGTCTAAAACTAACCAAATCTCCATCATTTGTTTGTCTGCCTATATATAAAACAGTATTGCCAGCTCTAAAATGTACTGCTGCACCTGCGGGTGTTAAATAATGTCCTGTATCGGTAGAACTACCAACATCAATATCAGCAGTAGTGCCGATTAATACATCACCACTATTATCAATCCTCATGCGTTCTGCATTGTTTGTACCAAATCTTAAATAACCATTGGCAGCGTTCCACATTTCAGCGTTATCTGTAGCTGTGGTTGCGATGTAACCCAAGTAAAGGTTTTTTGTGCCATGTGTAAAGTGAATCCCTGCTGCTTGTCCACTAGCATCTGAATCAATGGATAAAATGTAGTTGTTGCTGATTGATGGGGTGTTACCCATAGCGTGTCTGCCTGAACTGTCTATCCTTAGTCTTTCTGTTGGTGTACCTGTGCCACTTGTGGTATTAATATAAAATGCTGATTCTTCATTACCTGCATTAGTTTTAATAGCACCAATTTGAACATCAACATTTGCACCTGAGAAAGTGTTATTTAACTCAAAATCTATTTGTGCAATATTGCTTGTAGCTCCACCTGAAGTATTTGCTAATTTTACTAAACTTGTTCCTGTCCCTGCTGCTTTTGAAAGCTCTAATAAGGTATCAGGACTACTTGTACCAATACCTACGTTGCCTGAAGAGTTGATTCTCATGCGTTCTGCTGTATTAAAGGTGTCATAAAATGCTAAACCAGCAGAACCATTAAGGGTTCTTAGACTAAATCTACCAGAACCACCTTCATAAAAATTAATACCACCAGCACCAGAAGTTGAATTAATGTGATTACCAATTCCTGCAGCAGCGACAACAAATTTTCCATAATTTGAAGG